ATGCCAAGATACGCCAGGGTACTAAGGGTTAATGAGCCTTACGAAATGCAAACCAATAACGCTAGTTATCTTGCTGCAAACATCAGCGTAGAATTAGAAATTACTATTTAGAAAGAATAAAATGGCAACTTCAACCAGAATCAAAGCCCAAGACATTAAATTTATTGTGGACGGCGACGAGTTTGCTTGTGACGCTACGACTGTTAGCCTAGAGCTTCAGGACGCACCAGGTGACGTCCAGACTTTTTGCGAGCAGCGAGTTGGTGGCGAGTGGGCTCTTACCCTAGAAGGAATTACTTCGGGAGACGACACCAGCCTTTACAGAGTACTGTGGGCTAACTTCGGAACTACCGCTACTTTCGTAGTAGCACCTAACGGCAATACGACAGCTTCAGCTGACGAGCCACACTACACTGGAACTGTAAAGTTTGACCAGCTTCCACCGCTGACCCTAAACAGCAACGAGACTGCAACTTTCTCAGTTACCCTTACTGTGGTGAACACGCCTCACGATCCAGCTAACGACACCTACTACGGAGTAGAAATCGTTACTGCCTAATCATGGCTGAGCAAACTGGGATCAAGGTTGTAAACCTTAGGGAAATAACCAAAGCTCTACAGGCTATTGGAGTTCCCAATGACGCTATAAAGGCAGCTGGTAAACAATCTGCAGATCAAGTAATAAATGAGGCTAAAAGCCTTGTCCCAGTTCGTTCGGGCAAATTGCGCGACAGCATTAGAGTTAGCGCAACTGCCAAAGGTAGGCTGACAATTTCAGCTGGTAACAATAGGGTAAGCGCCTCAGGCGTGCCCTACGCTAATCCAATCCATTGGGGCTGGTTTAAGCGCAATATCAAACCACAGCCATTCTTTGTAAAGGCGATAGGATTAACCAGACAAGACGTGTACCAAAACTACATGTCTCAAATGGAAAAACTAATACTAGAAGAATCAAGAAAGACACAGGGAAGCTAATGATTAAGTTTGACGAACTTACACTGGGCGAAATTGAGGAAATTGAGCTACTGCTTAATGCTTCAATAGATCAAGCCTTTTCGGACGGAAAGCCAAAGGGCAGGGCTCTAAGAGTGCTCTATTGGGTTGCTAAGCGTAGGGAAAATCCAAACCTAAAATTCGAAGACACAGAAAAGGTTACACAGGCTGAAGCCCTAGCGGTTATCACTGGGGACGAAGCAAAAAAAGAATAAGAGAGCTTAGTGCTGATAGATTAGCGCGTTTCTGCTTAGCTACTAATCTGCAACCAAGTGAAGTAAAAGCCCTAAGCCTGGCAGAGTATAAAGCTTTTATTAAGGCGCTAGAGGAGCGTGAACAATGAGCCTAGTTCTGAATGTTGAAATTCTTGGAGAGTTCAAGAAACTAACAGAAGCTACAAAGGGTAGCCAAAAGTCTCTAAATTCGCTGGAATCTAACGCTAAAAACATTAGCAAAAAAATAAACATGGCTCTGGGGGCTATCGGAGTTGGCTTTAGCCTAAACTTTTTAGTAAACCAATTCAAAGACAGCACCAAGGCTGCAATTGAAGACACCAAGAGTAAAGAGCTTCTAAATCAAGCACTAGAAAACAACCTGGATATAACTAAAGCCCAGGTTAGCGCGATAGATCAGTACATAACCAGAACCCAAATAGCCACAGGTATTACTGACGACAACCTAAGACCAGCTTTCGCAAAGCTAGCAATCGCAACCAAAGACACTGACGAAGCCATGCGATTAATGAGCATAGCTACCGACGTGGCAGCTGGAACTGGCAAGAGCCTGGACACAGTAGTTCAAGCCATGAGCAGATCATTGGCTGGATCAGATACAGCCCTAACCAGGTTAGTTCCAAGCATTAAGGGCGCTAAAGACCCAATGGCAGAGCTGGAAAAGACTTTCTCTGGTGCTGCCAAAGCAGCTGCAGACACAGACCCCTATAACAAAATGCAAATTATCTTTGGGGAGCTGCAAGAGCAAATTGGAATGGCTTTGCTGCCAGTGCTAACTAAGTTCAGTACCTGGCTTTCCACGCCAGAAGGTCAAGAGAAAATGCAAGCCATTGTAGACGGCGTTGTAATGATCATTACCAAGTTTGGCGAGCTTATTAGCTGGATAGATACCCAGGTAATGCCAATACTTGAAGCCTTGACTGGTGAAAAGGGCTTTGGTGCTGTAATTACTGCAGTTACCACTTTTGTAGGCGTGCTGGCTGGGCTAAAGGTAGCCATGTTTTTCCTAAGCATGGGCAACCCAATACTGGCGGGTATTTTGGCTGGTATTACTGCTATTGCTGCTGGTATGGCAATTGTTTATACAAACACTAAAAACGCTAGCAGCGCTTTCCAGGAGTTCCAGAGACTTCAAAACATTCAGCGCGTAACAACAACGCCTTCAACCCCAGAGCAGGTTGCTGCAGAAACTTACCAGGGCATAATTCCACAACTTGAAAAGAAAGCTGCCCCAGCAAAAACTGTGCCTCAAAAACCAGGGGCAGTAAAGCAAGCACCACAAACAGTAAATATAAACGTAAACAAAGGGAACGTTACAGCAAAAGAAATAGTCAGCTCACTGCAAAAATACCAAGCTCAAACTGGAACTAGCAGGATCTTACTGAAGTGACAACCCTAGCCAATTTTGATTTAGAAAACGATCTAAAGGTAGAGTTCTATCTACCCGACGAAGCTAGCAATCTATTCATTATTGGCGTTAGCCACATTGGTGGCACTGACGTTCTGGCTGGTGCTGGCTTGTTTATTATCGGGCTCTCAGACATTGGCAGCACTGACGTATTGGGCGATAACGAATACGTCGCTTTTACTTGGCAAGATCTAAATTGTGTAGTGGGTGCAGCTGAAATTAGCATTGGTGGGGACGTGCAGGACAGCCTATTCTTCCAGCCTAGACCAGCGAGCGCCGACATAACCATTCAAAGCTTTGAATACGACCCAAGCTACAATGCTGCCTTTAGACCAGGCACGCCAGTCAGGGTAAGGCTAGCCAGAGGCGCAACTGAAAAGGTTTTGTTTAACGGGTTTATTGACACAATTTCGGGAACTTACTATCAAGACGGCGTAAACAAACTTGACATAAGTGCTTTTGACAGCTTCAAGCGTTATGTGAACACCAGAATAACCCTGGATACGGAAAGCGACTTTGTAGACTACGTAACACCGCTAGAGCAGTTAGACACTATTGCGCTGGAACTTGGAACTTCTATGCACGCGTCTAGCCAGGCTACGGACGGGCAAATACCACTGCAGTTCTCTGAAGACATTATTGCCAATACCCCTATCTATGACGCCATACAGGTTGGTCTTGGTTTGCTGTGGGTAGATCAAGCAACACAGGAATTAGTTTTTATACCACGTCCAGTACTTTCAACACCGCCAACGGGCACGCCAGTCATAGGCAACCACCACGAAGATCCTTACCACCTTTGCATGACCAACATAACCACAGATTCAACGCTTGACAAGGTCTTCAATTCTTTGCGAGTAGACCTAAAGAGCGACCCCAATACCTATGTCGTTGTAAACGATCAGGACACCATAGACCTTTACGGAGTATTTGCCCTAGACGTAACCCTAAATACCACCGATATCGACGAATTGCAGCGCTGGGCACTAGAAGTTTTCACCAAATCGCCAACCAATTTAGTTTCCAGTGTCGAAACTAAAACGGTGGACAGGCTTGGTACACTTACAGAGGCAGCCTTTTTTGATCCAGGGCAGCCAATTGGAGTGCATTACACAGAGGGAGTTCTGGACATAGACGACTATTACACCGTAACTAAGGTGGTTCATTCAATAGATCCAGACAATTGGTTCACTACACTAGAGCTTTGGAAGGAAGCCTAATGGCATACAAAACTTTCACTAATGGTTTTCCACTACCTGCCAGTGATTTAAACAATTACCTTATGAGGCAGTCCGTTATGGTCTTTGCTTCTAGCGGTACACGCGCCTCAGAACTAACAGATCCAGTAGAGGGCATGCTGTCTTGGCTTCAGGACACCAACAAGTTCCAATACTATTCGGGAACTGCCTGGGAAGATCTGGTTAGCAGCACTACCTACACAGCAAACAGGGCAATCGTTTCTAACGGTTCTGGTGCTTTGGCAGTTTCTACAGTTACCAGCACTGAATTGGGCTACCTAAGTGGAGTAACTAGCGCTGTACAAACACAGCTAGATAGTAAAGCAGCAGCAACTCAAACCGTTAGCGATAAGTCAGCCAATTACACAATTGTCGCAGCTGACGCTGGCAGCATGATCAGGTCCACAGGATCTGCAATAACTATTACTATTGCTAATGTATTGAGCGTGGGACAAAAAATTGACTTTTACCAGGCAGGATCTGGGCAAATCACCTTTGCAGCTGGATCTGGCGTAACGCTACAATCTAAATCTGGAAATTTAAAAACTTCGGCTCAATACGTCGGTGCTACAGTGCAGTGCATGGCTAGCGGAGTTTACGCGCTTATTGGTGATTTAGGAGCATAATTGGGCTGGCACTGGGGAATACTTGCTGGTTCTGGCCGTCTACCGCTTTCTGTTCAATACTTAGTAATAGCAGGC